TAATGCGCATCTTGCCCGTAGCGGGGCGTGCTGCGCATGGTATGAATAATATACGTAAGTTTATTTTTCCCTTGATACAACTTGTTCGATCAGCTTATAATCTTTCTAGCGATTTTTCAGTATCAAATATTATCTCTATAGTTTTAGATTTTTTGTCTTTATATGAATGTTTTAATTTAACTTTTGAAGCTGAAAGCTTAGATGCTTTGGTTTTAGCGGGTGTTTCTTATTTGTTGCCTGCGGAATTTTTCTCTTTTTTAAAGCGATTGACTTTGGTTTCTAATGTTAAAATTGGAGACGACGTTAATCTTTTTTATCAATTAATTTCTCATTTATTTGATTTTATTTTCTCAATTTTGGATAAAGTGAAGGCCCCAGAATGTTTTAAGACTGGTTTGGTCTCTCTTTTAAATTTTTTAAAAATTTCTAGTTCTCATTTAATTTTATATGAAATTAACGCTTTATGTGAAGCTTGGAGCGCAAATAAAAAGATCATTTTAGAGTATACTTTTAAAGAAAAGGTGAAAACTCTTCAGATTAAGTATGCTAAAGATATGTCAATCCCAGATTGGGGCAAAAAGTCCCAAACTATTGCCAATATTATAAGTAAATGGGATAGGTTAGTCAAAATAGTTATAAATTCTGACAAGGTGAATAGAGTAGAACCGAATTGTTTTATTTTAGAAGGACCTCCTGGTTGTAGGAAGTCTGTCTTGTCAAATTTACTCTGTCAAGCTCTTGGTGAGAGAGTTTATGCTCATATAGTCAAAGCCGTTACAGACGGCAAAGATTGGTATGATAATTATAATGATGAACCTATCTTCTTTATGGATGATGTTGGAGCGCAAGGATTGTCTCAGTGGAGAACCATAATAAATATGGTTTCTTGTGTTAAAATGCCCTTAGATTGCGCTCAAGCTGAGCTTAAAGATACTAAATATTTTTCTAGTACTAATATAATTTTGACCACAAATAAATTTATGACGTTGTGTGACGTAACTAAGCAAGATTGTATAAGTGATGTAACTGCTTTGTATAGGAGGGGGTACGTTTTTGATTTGACAAAAGTCAAAGCCGGATCTACCTTTCTTCAGGGAGTTATAACATTTAAACATTATGATGTTTTACAGCGAGAGTGGTTGGTAGGATTTCCTAAGCATTTTAATACAAATGTTTTTGAGAAAATACCTTCAACTCTTGTTGTAAAGGATGACACCCCTAGAGGGAGTGTTGTTGCTTGGATGGTTGCTATTGTTAAAGCTTTTGGTCGCGTAAAGGCTGGTTTCGCCGAAGAAGGCGAACTTTCTAACAGTGAGTTAGAAATGGTGTCGGATTTAGTTGATGAATATTCTGTTCATTACGCTGATACCACAGACCAATTTCTCTTTAATACTCCGTCTGAAGCTAATGTTAAAGTTAGTTATGACGTGAATACGGAGAAAGTTGATATGCGATTTGCTAGTAATAATAATGATAGCCATCTGGGCTTCAATGCTGAAGGTATGCTGGACATTGAAGTTCCTTCGATGTTCAAGTGTATAATCGGTGCAGCTTGGTTTGTTAGCACAGTTAATGTGTTTATTTGTGACAGTTTTGAATATTTTATTTCAATTTTATCAAATTTTTCAAATTCTTTTAGTGATTTTGTTTTAGATAATTCTTTATTTTTAATGCTAGGGTGTTTTGTCCTAGCTGGTTTTATATGTTTATATTTTTTGAAAGTTCCTACTCCTGAGGAACGAATTGTACAAACTTTTAATAATTTTTTAAATGCTGTAGATTTTGCCGGAGTTCCAAGAGAACATCTGGCCCAAGTTTGTAATTTTTGTATGACTGAAAACCCATCTTCTTTAAATTTTAAAAATTTGTCTTTTTCTTGTGAGAGTTTTCAGTCTCCTTTTAAATTTAACACTTCTGTTTCTAGTGTTTTTTCATCTTTTTTTGATATAACAGTTTTTTCTACTTTAGGACCTTCTACGGTCAAATGTTTTGCTTCGGGCCGAAGTTTGTTGGTCCCTTTTCATTGTTTAACAACTAATAGTTCTCTTCAGGAAAATTATAGAGTGGTAGTATATTCTGACATGTCTCAGAATAAAAGAATAATAGATCATGAGTGTGTGAAATTGGCATACCATGATGAAAAAGACGATGTTGCTATATTGCAACTTCCGCGAACATTCCCTTCACCTTTCAAAGATCGTTCTAAATGGTTTAGAAAGGATTTGGATTCTGAATCCCCATCATTTCTAATTAATAATACTGGAGTGGCTTCGTTGGTTGGCTTAAATGCTAGACCTGCGCAGCCAAATTCTTATAGAACTTATACTTGGTCTAATACCTTTGGTGCCACTGATTTATTCTATGACACTAGAGGTAAAGGACTTTGTGGGTCCCTTGTGTTCCAACAAGATTGTGGTTTTGTTGGTATGCATGTGGCTGGTAATGCTGGAACAGGAGTCGGAGTTGGTAAGATTTGGAATGCGGTTACGCGTGAGCGTATCGCCCAGGTTTTGTCAGCGCCTGCTACTCAAATCCCTTTTGCAATAGTTCAATATAAGGATTCAAACTCAAGCGTTATGAAGTTAGGAATTGATGAGGAATTAGGAATGTCAGAAGAAGAATTTCGAAAAATTCAAGCTAGTGTTCCATCTTGTTCAAAACTAGTTACTACGCCTCTCTACGGGATATATCCGGTATCTCGTTTTCCTGCTCAGTTAAGTAAATATGGCAGATGCACTGTGAAAGATGTTGCTAAGAAATCTTTCTCTCCTCTAGTCTGTGTAGATGAGAAAGAGATGCAATTTGCAATTGACACAATGCGAGCTATATTACCAGAATTCACAAAGATAACAGATAGTGAAGTTATTGTTGGTAATGCTTCTTTGGCCGCTCTAAATAAGAAATCTTCAAAGGGTTTTGGCTGTCTTCCCGATAAGGCAGATTATATCGATTTTGATCGTAGAGAATTTAAAGATTTTTTTAAGATTGAACTGAATGATATAGAAACCCAGTTAAAGCAGCAACTTCTTCCTTGGAAGAATTTTGTTTGGGTGGAATCGTTGAAAGATGAATTAAGAGGAGTGGAAAAAGAGGGATTACCTCGAAGTTTCCGGGTAGGCACTGTTCATCAGCAAGTGCTTTCTAAGAAATATCTGGGCGACCTCGTACAAAAGTTGATGTCTTTTCGTGAATTTAATGGTATAATGGTGGGAGTTAATCCTTTTATAGAATGGGACAATTTAGCAAAGAAATTGTCTAATTACCATTTGTTCGCGGCTGATGTTAAACAGTGGGACGGAGGCATGCTAGTTCAAGTGCAGCGTGCCGTCGTCCAAGAGATCGTTAAGAAGTTTCAAGGTACAGTACCGGAAACAAAAGCCTTAGAGCTTTTAC